TGGACACCCCAGTAGAAGAATCATTGTTAGTTGAGGAAGGTAGTTACTGGAATCTAAAAACAGATGGTACTTGGTATCATATAATAGTAACTTATGATGACCGCTCAGATACATCTTCTGGTACGGCTCGTAAAGTATATGTAAACGGCGTACTTCGTCAGACAGACAATTTCAATTGGAGTAACACAGGTGGTTCACTTGGTGGTATGATGTTTGGTGCTCGTAATCTATCTGGTGATTATAACAACGGATGGGCTTGTGGTCTTGACGAAGTAGCTATATATGACACAGCAAAAGATTCTGATTGGGTTACAAGTACATTTAATAGTGGAACACCAAATGATTTAACAGGAGATTCTGGATTAGTTGGATATTGGAAATTTAATGAAGGTTCTGGAACTACTGTTAAAGATCATTCAGGAAATGGTAATCATGGAACTTTTGGTGCCATTTCTGGAAATACTACAGCATATCCAACTTGGTCAACTGATACACCACAAATATAGGAATAATTATGTCAGGATATAGTAGAGAAAATAAACGTCAAAATGAAGCGTTACAAACTATTTTACGAGGAGGAACTCCCAAAAAACGAATTTTTGTTGCTCAAGAAGATTTAGAGTTTAAAAAGAAGTTAAAACTAGAAAAAGAAGAAGAACAAAAACGAATAGACGATAAATTGGAGATAACTAAAGAGGCAAGAGTACCTTGGTTCTGTCCTGAATGTAAAAAAGTAATGAAAAGACGGCTAGATGATAGAATGTGGTATTTATATAGTCATTGTTTAGATTGTCAAGTAAAAGTTGAAACTAAGATGAGAATTGATGGTACATATGATGAATGGGCTATAAAAAAAGTGATTGCAAACAAATTAGCTTGGGTAAAAGAACAAAAAGAAAGTATTAAAGAGTTTAGAAATCAAGATAAAGTAGAATTTTGGCAACAAGTTAGACCTGATGGGTATTCTGTTGATAAGGAAAAGTGGCAAATGGATATTGAAGATATTAAAAAACAGGCGGATGAAGCTTTGAAACATTTAGAAAAAATAGAAGATTCTTTAAAGTAATATATTTATATATAGGGAAATAACATTTTAATTAATAGGAGAAATTAAATGGCAACAATAACAAGTGGTGGTAAAGGAAGAACCGATGTGTCAAGTAGAAGTCGGCCGGTATATAGTGGAGGTAGTTCAAAGGCAATTACAATTACTGCCACAACCGAATTATCTGGTTCATATGCAGGAGCTAAAGAATTTATCGTAAACACAGCAGGTGATGCTGTATTACATTTAGTTGATGGTGGTTCTTTAACAGCATCTAATTTAAATACAAAGACTGCTTACAAGTATCATTTAAGAAGAATTGTAACTTCAAATGGTAACATTAGTATCATAATATAATATGAAACGAAACTCAAAAGGACAATTAAAAGATGTAATAAAACAGGAGTACGTAAAATGTGCGTCCGACCCTGTTTATTTCTTGAAAAAGTATTGTGTGATACAACACCCAATAAAAGGTAAGATACCTTTTAATTTATATAATTTTCAAGAATCAACTGTTAGTGATTTAGTACAGCATCGCTTTAATATAATTTTGAAAGCAAGACAGTTAGGTATATCAACATTAACTGCTGGATACTCTTTATGGATGATGACATTTCATCAAGACAAAAATATCTTGGTAATTGCTACTAAACAAGAAGTTGCCAAAAATTTAGTAACAAAAGTTCGTGTAATGCACGCAAACTTACCAAGTTGGTTAAAACAACCATGTGTTGAAGATAATAAGTTATCATTGAGATATAAAAATGGTTCACAAGTAAAAGCAGTATCAAGTGGTGAAGATGCTGGTCGTTCTGAAGCATTATCTTTATTGATACTTGATGAAGCCGCATTTATTGATAGGATAGATACAATATGGGCAGCAGCATCACAGACGTTATCAACTGGTGGTCAATGTATAGCACTATCTACACCGAATGGTGTTGGTAATTGGTTCCATAGAACTTGGATGGACGCAGAAGATGGTTTAAATGATTTTAAGTTTATAAAGTTACACTGGACATCTCATCCTGAGAGACTACAAGACTGGAGAGATGAACAAGATAAATTGTTAGGGCCTACATTAGCCGCTCAAGAATGTGATTGTGATTTTATCACTTCTGGTCAATCTGTAGTTGATGGTGTTATTTTAGAGGAGTATAGAACTACTCAAGTTAAAGACCCTATTGAGAAGAGAGGTATTGATAGTAATGTTTGGATATGGGAGCCACCAAATTATACAAAAGATTATGTAGTATGTGCTGATGTTAGTAGAGGAGATGCTACAGACTATTCAGCGTTTCACATTTTAGACGTAGAAAGTCTAGAACAAGTAGCTGAATATAAAGGTAGAATGTCTACAAGAGATTATGGTAATTTATTAGTTAATATAGCTACAGAATATAATAATGCTTTATTAGTAGTTGAGAATAACAACATTGGTTGGGCAGCTATACAACAATGTATAGATAGAGAATATGAAAACTTATTTTATATGAGCAAAGATTTACAGATAGTTGATATACATAGACAAGTTAATAATAAAATTAATAGAATGGAAAAACAATTAATTCCAGGATTTACATTAACTCAAAAAACTAGACCATTAGTGATAGCAAAATTAGAAGAATTTTTTAGAGAGAAGTTAGTAACAGTTCATTCACAAAGATTAATTGATGAATTGTTTGTATTTATATATAACGGAAGTCGTGCAGAAGCTATGTCAGGATATAATGATGACTTAGTAATGTCTTATGCAATGGGATTATGGATAAGAGAAACTGCTTTACGATTAAGAACAGAAGGTATAGAATTGCAAAAGAAAGCAATAAATAGTATTACAACAAATCAGGGTGTTTATACACCTTCAGATAACCAAAATGATTCTTGGGTAATGGAAGTAAATCAGAAAAAAGAATCATTAGAATGGTTAATTAAGTAAAGAGGTAAAAAATGGCTGATAAAAGTCTATTTGGTAGATTACAACGATTGTTTTCTACAAACGTAATTGTAAGAAATGTAGGTGGTAAAAAATTAAAAGTTGCCGATACAAGTCGTACGCAATCTATGTCAAGAAGTAATCTTGTTGATAGGTACCAAAAAATATTCACAGGTGCAGGGTTGAGTGGATATTCAGATTCACTATTAACTAAATCAATGAGACTAAATCTTTTTAAAGATTATGAATCAATGGATAATGATGCAATAATTTCAAGTGCACTTGATATTTATGCAGATGAATCTACAATGAAATCAGAGTATGGTGAAGTTTTAGAAATTAAAACAGATAATAATCAAATAAAAGAAATATTACATAATTTATTTTATGATATTATTAATATAGAATTTAATTTATGGCCTTGGATTCGTAATATGTGTAAATATGGTGATTTCTTTTTGAAGTTAGATATTGATGAAAAATATGGTATTACAAATGTAACCCCCCTATCAGCTTATGATGTATCACGATTAGAAGGTCTAGACCCCGAAAATCCAGAATATGTTAAATTCTTAATAGAGTCAGTTACAAATCAACATAGATATAAACAAGAAGATTCTACTACAAAAGAAGAATTAGAAAATTATGAAGTAGCTCATTTTAGATTACTTTCAGATTCTAATTATCTTCCGTATGGTAAATCACAGGTTGAAGGTGGCCGTAAAATTTGGAAACAATTAACTCTTATGGAAGATGCTATGTTAATTCATAGAATTATGAGAGCTCCAGAAAAGAGAATTTTCAAATTAGATATTGGAAACATACCACCAGCAGAAGTTGATAACTATATGCAAAAAGTTATTAATAAAATGAAAAAAGCTCCAGTAGTTGATGAAGATACTGGTGATTATAATTTAAAATATAATATGCAGAATATTACTGAAGATTTCTTTTTACCAGTTCGTGGTGGTGATAGTGGAACGAGCATAGATTCACTTCCTGGTTTAACATATGAGGCAGTTGAAGATATTGAATATCTTAAACACAAACTTTTATCTTCATTACGGATTCCAAAAGCATTCTTAGGATTTGAGGAACAAGTTGGTAGTAAAGCAACTCTTGCAGCAGAAGATGTTAGGTTCGCAAGAACGATTGAAAGAATTCAAAGAATTACAATATCAGAATTAACTAAGGTTGCTATTGTTCATTTATATGCACAAGGGTATACAGATGCTGATTTGGTTAACTTTGAATTAGGTCTTACAAACCCATCTACAATTTATGAAGAAGAAAAAGTTGAACTATGGAATAATAAAACTTCACTTGCATCTTCAATGTTACAAGATGGTTTAGTTTCTTCAGCTTGGATTTATAAAAATATTTTTAACTTTACTGAAGATGAAATAAAAGAATTAGATGATGAAATAGTATTTGATTTTAAACAAAAATTTAGACGTTCACAGATAGAAAGTGAAGGAAACGATCCAGCTAAAAGTGGAGAAGCAACAGGAACTCCATCAGATATGGCAATGGGAAGAACTGGACATGAATTAGAAGATGAATTAGGCCCAGAAGGCGGTTCACCACCAGGTGGATGGGATGGTGCAGGAAGACCAAAAGAAGGTCCAAAATATAGTAAAGATGGTAGTGCAAGAGGTAGAGATCCACTTGGAGCACACGATAAGAAAAAGGGTGGCAGTAGTTCACGTAGATTTGGTAAACATTTAGCACTAGCTCACTTTGATAAATTGAAAAAAACAATGAAATTTAATAAATATGATACAAAAATTATAACAGAGGCACAAGAACTAGAAGAAGAGTATAATAGTGAGGTAAGTTCTTTAGGCGAAAGTGTTTCAAATGAATGATTATTATTTAACTTTATATTTATTTATGACATACTATATTAAACTATGGAGTATTTTATAATGGCTCGGAAATTAAAACATTCTAAAATAAAGAATACGAGTATTCTTTTTGAATTATTAACAAGACAAATTACAGCAGACGTTTTAGCTGGAAAAAGTACTAAATCTGTTAAAATTGTAAAGAAGTATTTCAATGAAAATACTGAATTAGGTAAAGAGTTACAATTATATAGAGTACTTTCTGAAAAACATTATGAATCCACAGATAGAGCGACTCAATTAGTAGAAGCTGTTATTAAATCACGACAAAAATTGAATAATTCAACGTTAAGACGTGAGAAATACAATCTTATTAAGGAAATTAAAGACAATTATAATGCTAATGACTTTTTTAATGGTAGAATATCTAATTATAGAATACTAGCATCAATTTCTAACGTATTCCAAGCAGAAACCATAGACACTATATTCGATCCTGAAGCGGTTGTTACTTCTAAGTTTACTGTTTTAGAACATATTACTAGTAAAAAACTTAATACAGTTGAAACTAAAAATAAAGTTTTACGTGAATATAATAAAAAAGATAAAGATTTAAGATTATTAGCATATCAGATTCTTGTAGATAAGTTTAATCAAAAGTATAAAACACTAGATGAATCTCAAAAGAATTTATTGAAGAATTATATTAATAATGTTAGCAATACAAATTCAATGAGAGAATTTATTAATAGTGAAGTAGTAAAAATTAAAAAAACATTAAAACACCATACACCTAAAATTTCTGATAAAATTACTAAGATTAAATTAATTGAAGCTATTAATCAGATAGAAAATATGACTAAAGGTAGAATAGTAAAAGATAAACAGGTTTTAACTCTAATGCGATATTATGAACTAATCAAGGAGATTAAGAATGTCCATAAAAGTTGAAGTGTTACGAAAATATATTAGAGAACTTATTAAACAGGAGTTGGAAGAAGCTTCAGTAACTGGTAATATTGATGGTGGAGCAGGTCCACCTAAAACTCCAGCAGCGTTTCGTAAGAAAAATTCTAAAAAGATTAAAAAAGCTGGACATGAAGAGGGCCATAAAGATCCGGCAATATTTGGATTTACGAAGGTAAGTGAAGCTAAATTTCACGTCAAAACTGAAGTTGGTAGTGTAATAGTTGACGCTGGTGGTAAAGGTGAAGCAGTTATGAAAGTTGCTAAAGCACTTAAAAAAGGTCGTAAAGGTATTATAAGTGTAAATAGAGTTGGTGTTTCTAAAGCAAAACAAGTTGATAAGAAACTTGAGAATGTAACTGAAGGTAAATACCACGATTATAAAAATGATGAATCTCTATCAGCAAAACAAAAAATTGGTTACTCAATGAGAGAGGTTCGAGATAAGTTAACTGAGTTAGATAAACTTGTTAAAATGAATGTGAGGTTGAAGAACGAAATAGGAGTTGATTCTACATCCTATTGGAAGCGAACTCACGGGGCTATGAAAAAAATTAGTGAAAGGTTAGTAAAACTAGCAAACAAAGTCGGTCAACTTTATTAATCTTCACTATGAAGAATCCATCTTGGAATAAAGATGGGCTTAACTTTTTAGGAAAATTATTAAGTCTATCTAATCTGAAACGTCGCTGGCTCATAGAAGAGACCAAAGTAAGAGGTGAAGAACCAAACAAAATGGAAACGATAACTTTTATTGATAGATGGATAAAAAAATTAGAAGAGTTAAAAAACGAAATTATTAAAACACGGAGTTAGATGTGAAACAACTTATAGTAGATTATTTACCATTTGAAATAAAACAGGAACAGATTAATGAATCCATGAAAGAAAATAATGGAAAATTGGTTGTTCGTGGCGTTTTACAACGTGCAGAAGCTAAAAATCAAAACGGTAGAGTATATCCACGTGAAGTTTTAGTACGTGAAGCCAAAAAATATCATAAAGAATTTATTAAACAAAGTAGAGCAATGGGTGAACTAGACCATCCAGAAAGTTCAGTAGTTAACTTACAAAACGTATCTCATAATATAAAAGAAATGCATTGGGAAGGTGATAATTTATTAGGTGAAGTTGAAGTATTAAGCACACCATCAGGTAATATATTAAAAGAATTATTTAAAAGTGGAATTAAACTAGGTATTAGTTCTAGAGGTATGGGTTCAGTAGAAACAGTAAGTGAAGGCGGAGAACAATCTCAAGAAGTCCAACCAGATTTTGAATTAATTGCATTTGATTTCGTTTCAAATCCATCCACACACGGTGCTTTTATGTATCCAATGCAAGAAAGTGTTAATAATGATATAGAAATACCGGCTGGAAGAGCGTGTGGAGAATATTGTAAGGTAGAATCAGTTATTAATGATATTATGCGAGGAGCATAATATGATAAGTCTAAAATCACTAATCCGAAACATGAAAGAGGCTAAAATTACAGCACCTAAGAAAGGTGTAAAAACACCTTTGGATGCTAAAGTTCAAATACCTGGATATGGTGTGATGACTAGAAAACAATTACAAGGTGGCATTCAAAGAATGTTAACTGAAACAACAAAGTATGTTAAAAAAGGACAAGTAGAGAACGCTTATAGTATACTATATAAAAGAAGTGTCTTGAAAGGATTTTTGGAAACAGAAATCAAACATAGTGGGAAATAATTATGAAAATTTTAGAATCATATAAAAAGATAGCAAAAAGTATGTTGACTGAACACGCTTGGGATAGAAAATTTGGTGAACCACTTCCTACTTTAGAAGATGTAATGAATGAAGCTTCTCAAGATGATGAAGATTATGTTCATATAGGATATGGTAAATATAAAGATAAAGACCACGTAGATGACCCTACAGCTCCAACATTTAAAAAAGATGACTCTGGAGCATTTGTACCATCTAAAGGTGGAGATGATAAAAAAGAACCTAAAGACGATAAAGAAGAACCAAAAGGTAAAGGTCTTGAACCTGATGACTTTGAAAGAGATTTTGATGATAGTGAACCTGAAGATAAACCATTTGGCGGAGATACAGGAGTAGATGCTGATTTTGGTTATGAAGATGATGAAGAAGCTATGAACCAGGCAATGAAAGATATGGAAGATGAATTTGATATGGAAGAAGAAACGATTGTAATTAATGGTAAAAAATATAGAGAAGTTAAAGAAGAAAAGAAAATTACAGAAAAACATATTTTAAGAGAAAACTATGAAAGATTTGGTGGTAAATAATGGCCGGTGATAGAAAAATGTGGGAACAATGGAAAGATTGGCGTATTTCT